AGCTGATCGGCGGCAAAAAGACAGCGACCGCGCCTGTCACCCCTCGCACCATGGTTGCCTCGGCGGCCCGCATCCCGGTAGACGGCTTTACCTGGCCGACGGCCCCGTACAGTGCCGACAAGGCGTGGCAGGCCGAGACGTGGCGTCTATACAACTGTATCGGCGAGCTTCATGACGCTGCCGACTGGATCGGGTCAGCGTGCTCCCGGGTCCGGATCGGCGTCTACGAAGTCGACGAGAACGGCAACATTCAGGGCGAAGCCGAAGACCCTGAGGTCCGGGCGCTGGGTACATCCCTGTTCGGCGGTCAGGGTGCCCGTGCCGACATTCTGCGGACGCTGGGAATCAGCCTGACCGTTGCCGGGGAGTCGTATCTGATCGGCCGGACCGTCAACGGCCTGGACCGGTGGACTGCCGTAGCGCCGACGGAGCTGAACAGCGAAGGACCCAGGCTGTACCTGTCGCAGGGCGACACGACGACGGCACTGGTGAAGAAGAAGGACCTGGTGCTGCGGGTGTGGACGCCGCACCCGGCCAATATGTGGTTCGCTGACGCTCCGGCGCGTGCGGCCCTGCATGTCCTTTCCCAGCTGGAGAAGCTGACCCGGTATACCGATTCGCAGCTGGATTCGCGGCTGGCCAACGGCATGGTGTGGTGTATCCCGGCGGGACTCGACTTCCCCCGGGCCGATGACCAGTCGGTTGCCGAAGCCTTCCTTGAGATGATCTTGGAGGCGATGGAGGCGTCCCTGACCGGCTCGGGTCAGGCTGCCGGAATTGCCCCGATCGTCATCGAGGTGCCCCAGGACCTGCCCCAGCCGCTCGTCGATCTGATGAAGCAGCCGATCCGGTTCGAGTCCCTGCTGGCCGAAGTTGCTTCCCAGCTGCGCGACGAATCGATCCGGCGTTTGTCGATCTCGATGAACATCCCACCCGAGGTCATGCTGGGAATGGGGCAGTCGGCCAACCACTTCAACATCTGGCACGTCGAAGAGTCCGCCGTCAAGATCCACATCGAGCCGATCATGGTACGGATCTGCGACGCCCTCAACACCTGGCTCTACGCCAGCCTCGTGACCCTCGGCCGCAAAGACGACATCACCCGGTACACGTACTGGTTCGACACCTCCAGCCTCACCGTGCGGCCCAACCGGCTCGCCGAATCCCTCGACATGTACGACAAGAAGCTCCTGTCGGCTGCGGCCGTACGCCGCTACGGCGACTACAAGGAAACCGACGCCCCCAGTCCCGAGGAGCTGTCGGCCCGCAACACGTTCGAGGTCATGCTCCGCGACCCGACCCTGTTCGGAGACATCAACGCCCGCGAAGAAGCCGGGATCGATGTCGAGATGCAGATGCTCTCCGACGCCGCGACCCCGCCCCCGCCGCCGCCCGCGCCGGAGCTCACCGTCGGCAACAAGGGTCCCGCACCATTCACCGACCTGCCCGAAGACGCCCGCAGCGCACCCGACACCAACACCGCGTCCCTCGTCGCCGTCGGCGGCCCGATCCTCGAAGCGGCCCACCACACGGTGCGGCGGGCACTGGAACTTGCCGGGAACCGGCTGTTGACCGCCCAGAGCCGCAAGACGGTATGGTCGGGCCTGCCCAAGCACCAGCTGCATACCAAGGTGAAGGTCCGCGACATCGACCACGCCGACCAGATCCTGGCCTCCGCCTGGGACAACGCCCGCACCGACGCCCTGGACCTGGGAGTCAACCCCGACACCTACGCCCGTGCCGTCGAGGACTACACCCGCACGCTGCTGACCCGGTCTATCGCCCACGACCGTACGATGCTTGCCGCTGTCTTGCGGGAAGTCGGACTGATGCGATGACCTCGCCTGTCGAGCCCCCGGCGGTCGAGGAGTCAGTCCCGCCCGCTGAGCCCTCGCCGGAGGGGGAAGACGGCAACGGTGCTTCAGAAGTAGCACTGGCTGCTATTTTTGCAGTAGCACTGGCAGTGTGGCTGCACCGGGTCCGTGAAGCGGTCAACGGTGACACCCTTCGCTACGGGGTGCCGCCGGACTCCGACGAGGTCATGTTCCTGGCCCACGACTGGGCCGATGCGGTCGACACGAAGATCCTTCCGGCTCTGGTGGCAATTCAGCACCGGGGCTGGCTCAAGTCGGCTCCGGCCCGCCGGTCGTTTCCGGCCGCGAACGAGATCATGCTGTCGGAACTGCGCAAGGCCCGCAACCTGCTGGTTCGGATACCCGACGAGGTGTACGAGAAGATCAACACCGAGCTGAAGGCGTCGGCGGCCCTGGGTGAGGATGTGTACCACCAGGCCCGGCGTGTCGACCGGATCCTGGACATGACCGGCTCGGAAAACTGGCACAACCGGGCCAAGATCATAGCGGTGACTGAGGTGAACCGGGCCTACGCCGCCTCGATCCTTGCCGGGGGACACCAGGCCCAGCTTGACGAAGGTCAGCCCATGTTCAAACGCTGGGATGCCAGCCGCGACAGCCGGGTCCGCGACTGGCACCGTGCCGCCGATGGTCAGACCGTACCCCTGGGCGGGTCGTTCCGGGTCGGACCCGAATTCCTGCGGTACCCCAGCGACCCTGACGGGCTACCCCACAACGTCATAAACTGTCGCTGCACCCTCGACATAGTAGATGGAGATGAGATCAGTGGCCGATGAGCCGCAAACTGGCGCCATGATCGCGCTGATCCCGTCCCCCGACGACGCGGCCCGCCTGGTTGTACCCGGCGGGGAGAAGCCCGAAGACCTGCACGTGACCCTGTGCTACTGGGCCGATGCGGTAGAACTCGGCAACCCGTACCTGCTGGACCTGCACCGGGCGGCGATCAGCATTGCCGCGAACTTCCCAGCACTGGTTGGTGAAGCGTTCGGGTTCGCTGTGTTCAACCCCGGCGACAACATCTGCACCGTGCTGGAGATCAACGGCGACGACCTGGATGTTGTACGCCAGGGCCTGGTCGAGATGGTTGGCACCGGGGACAGCCCCAACCCGTGGAACGCCCACATGACTCTCAAATACGGCCCGGTCGGGCAGCCCACGGTTTCGGACAAGCTCGGCCCGGTCCAGTTCACCCACATCCGGGTTGGGGTCGGCGACGGGTACACCGAGTACCCCCTGTCTGGGGAACCGTATACCGAGGGCGACAGTCCCGAAGGCGAAGATCCGAGCCTGTTGATGCAGCTCGCTGAGTCGGTTCTGACCCCGGTCACCGACGAGATGGACGCCGCTGCGGGCCACGACGACGAAGACTGGCACTACGCCGACGCCGGATGCAACTGCGATGATCACATCATCGCCTCAGTCAACACCAAAACCTGGTCGAGCCTGCCTGTTGCTCCACGTGAAACGCCGTGGTCTGCCGACGACGCCATCGCCCGGATCTCCACCTGGGCAGGCGGCAACGGCAACAAGTTCGGGTCGCCGTTTCTGTGGAAGGCCAAGGATGGCCAGCCGCTCAACCCCGACTCGTACCGGCTCCCGGTCGCCGATGTCGTCAACGGCAGGCTGACCCTGATCCCCCGGGCAGTGTTCTCGGCGGGCACGATCCTGTCCGGCGGGCACGGATACCTTGAAGGCGTTGTCACCGAACCTGAGCGGGAAGCACTCAAGTCTACGGTGACCGACATCTACGCCATGCTCCAGCGTGAATACCAGGACCCGCGTGTGGTCGCCCCGTGGCTTCGGGGCCGTACCCCTGACGAAAGGGAACAGGAGGCGTCGGACATGAGCGCTTCTCTGGCCGCCACCGTGAACAGCTCTGAGTGGCCGTCGATGCCGATCGCTGACCCTTCCCGTGGCTGGGACAGCGACGCGGCCCGCAGCCGGGTCCGGGAATGGGCCGATGGGGACATGCGCCAGTACCGCCGGGCCTTCGTCTGGCGTGACCAGGCCAACCCGGAGAACGTGGGCGCATACAAGCTCCCGATCGCCGACGTAATCGATGGAGTTTTGCAGATCGTCCCGAAGTCTGTTTCGGCCGCTCTGGGTGCGATCGAAGGGGCTCGGGGCGGGGTTGCCATTCCTGACGACGACATGGACGCGGTCCGTTCGGTTCTGCAAGGAATCCGCGAGCGTATCGACAGCGGATCCCACACCGCTGCCGCACCCGCTGCGGTGAATGCCCCGCCCAAGGCATGGTTCGACGACCCGCAGCTGACCGGTCCCACGCCGTTGACGGTGACCGCTGACGGCCGGGTCTACGGACACCTCGCCGCGTGGGGCGTGTGCCACATGGGAATCGCCGACCGGTGCGTCCTGGCCCCCCGGTCGCGGACCGACTACAAGTACTTCCGCAACGGCACCGTCCTCACCTCCGACGGATCCATGATCAAAGTTGGCCGGGTCACTGTCGGAACCGGGCACGCCGACGCGCGCCTGGGCTACATCCCTGCCGCCGACCACTACGACAACACCGGTACCGCCACAGCGGTTGTCGTTCCCCGCGAAGACAAGTTCGGCATCAGCCTGGCCGGTGGCATCGTTTCCGATGCCAGCCCCGAGCAGGTGGCCGCGCTGCGCCGCTCCCCGCTGTCGGGTGACTGGCGCCGTACCCGCGAAGGCGGCCTGGAGCTCGTCGCGGCCCTGGCCGTCAACACGCCTGGATACCCGATCATCTCCCGCACCGCGTCCGGAGAACCGGCGTCGCTGCTCGCGGCTGGCCTGGTCCTGCCCGATGGGGTACAGATGCCCGAAGATCCGGCGGCGCAGATACAGTCACGGGTGGCAGACCTGATGGCCAAGATCGAGGCGAGGATCAGGCAGGGCCGGGCACGCAGGTTCGCTGAGATCGCCGCGAAAATGAAGGGGTGACGTATGGGCTGCGCATGTGGCGGGGCGAGTGTTACACCAGCAGCGGGGGCAACCTCGCTGCGGGCTTCAGGCTCGGATAAGTGGACCGTATACCGGGCTGATGGCACGGTGGCCGACTTCGATTCTGAGCCGCAGGCCCGGATGGAAGTGACCCGCACCGGCGGGTCGATGCGGAAGAAGTAGGACGTGGCCGAGACTGTCACCAACCGGGGCAAGCTGCGGTTCTTCTCCGCCTTCCTCGCGGCGAACGATGTCCGCATGGGTGCCATTCTCGGCACAGCGGTCGGGGTCAATGACCCGGACTTGAACACTGTCGCCGACCTTGACGCGGTTGCCGGGGTGTCGATTCTGGCTCAGCGGCTGACTCTGGCCGGGGAGAACGTCGGCGAGGATGATGTCAACAACCGTGCGTTCTACGACGCCAGCAACGCGTCGTTCACTGCCGTTCCGGCGACCACGGTCCATGGTGTGTTCATCTACGACGAGGGCGGCGGCACCGACGGCACCCGGGATCTGATTGCGATCTACACGACCGGGTTCCCGCAGATCCTCGACGGCGGCCTCAACATCAATATAGTTAACCTGGTTTTGGGCACCTGATGTCGGCGAACTTCCTCCTCGCCAACAACCCGTGCTGGATCGACGGAACGGCAGGATCCGCAGCAGCGGTCGGCACCGGAGCTTTCACCATTGTGGCCCTGGTCCATCCAACGATCGGTAACAACAGCACCGGAATCCTCGACGGCCGAGCGGCGGGTGCAACCCAGCGAGCCCTCCTGGAAGCTGGCCTGCACCTGTTCGGGGTCGGGGACTTCTCCAGCGGCGACGCGACAACCCTTGTCCAGGGCAACTGGTATGTGGCCGCACAGTCGAAGTCGGCTGCTGCCGCACCGTACCGGCACCATCTGTGGCTCTACGATCCCAGCGGTGCCGGGGTCATGGCCCATGGCGTGTCAACGGGTTCAGCGAACCAGGGCAACGGTGCAGCGCTGGATACGCTGCGGGTCGGCAATGCTCTTGTTCCCGGCAACTGCGACATCGCGATCATCGGCTTGTGGGCCGGGGAGCTGACCGACCCCCAGCTCAACACGCTGAAGTCGGCGTCACTGGTTTCCTGGGCGTCGCTGGCACCGGCAGAGTTGATCACGTACGAGAACTGGAACGGTGCTACCGGCTGGTCGACTAGGCTGGGAACGTCAGCCCAATCCGTGATCAACGGAACCGTCGGAGTCGGCGCCAACCCGCCAGACTTCGACTTCAACCTGGCAATCACTGTTGACCTGGTTCCTTCAGTTTTCACCTTCTCGGCCGTGCCCGTCGTCCCGACCGTACCGAGTGTCGGCGGACCCGACATCGAATGGTGTACCGACTTGGCTCCGAACTGGTCGGCAGAGCCAGACTTGAACTGGGATGCGGCGCTGGCCCCGAACTGGTCGGCAGAGCTTGTCGAGGAGTGTTCCTGATGGATGTCACAAAGTCGGTTTTGAGTACGGTGTTCATCCCGGCCCGGGTTCAGGCACACCTGTTCGATACAGCCCATGTCTATGACCCCACGGCTGATGTGGTGGAAGCGGCGTTCAAAACGCCGGGGGTGAACCCGGGGGCGCCGGACTGGAAGACCGCATCGTGGGTCACTCCGTCTACGGGCCGGTTCTTTGCGCTATGCCTTGTAGGTCCCGGCGCGGGCGCTGTGATCAACCTGGCCGCCGGGACCTACAAGATGTGGCTTCGTATTACCGACAATCCGGAGATTCCGGTGCTGCCAGTCGATGGCTTCGTGAAGGTAGTATAGCCGGTTACGGCATGTTGCAGCCGATCCCGCCGCTACCATCGTGCAGAGAGCCCCACGTTCCGCCCCTTTCCTCACACCGGCTCTGGTGAACCGAGTCGAGGCTGAAGGCGCAGATGACCAACAGTAGGGCAACAAGGATCAGTGCCCCGAACGCGTGCTTCACTTGGGACAACTCGGGTCGTCGATTGCGGCAATTGCCCCGTACGGGCTGTCGCCATGGTATGCCACGAAGATCCGGTGACCGTGCTTGTCGCACTTCGAGGCCACGTTGCTGAATCCGTCCGGCATGGAGTAGACCTCGGCCGTACTGTCGTCTTTGGAGCTTACCGGAGCGTCGTTATACGGCTCGGTGAACTTCGAGCATCCGGCCAGGAGCAGGACCGCACCGACGGCGCTGGCGGCGATCCATTTACGTACGTTCATGTGTTCTCCTTATCGAAGCGGACGCTTCGGGTAGTTGGGGTCCCCCGGGCGGATGTAGTCTTCCGGTGCTCTTTCGAGGAGTTTGGCCAGGTGCTCCGGCAACTCCGGGTCTTCGTCGTCGATCGGGTCATACGGCTCGTCCCCATTGCGGTCGATCCACGACACGAACGTAGTATTC